ACAACTAATGTAGACTTAACAGGTAGAAACGCTACTATGACCGGGACTGTAACGGCCCCGACAGTAAACGTAACCTCAGACGCTAGGCTTAAATCTGACTTCCATGATATTAAAGATCCAATGGGAAAGATAAACCTTATGAAAGGTCACTACTATACTAAAGGTGGAAAACAAGAAGTTGGCGTAGTAGCTCAAGAAATCCAAGGAGTTATACCTGAAGTGGTAGATGACTCTGGTGATTTCATGGCGGTATCATACGGAAACTTAGTTGCTGTTCTTATTGAAGGCATGAAAGCTCAAGATAAAAGAATAGCTAAACTCGAAGAAAACAATTGTACATGTAAGTGTATATGTAAATAATATAGAAAGGAATAAAGTATGGCACCGTTAATCACAGCATTAGCACCAATACTTGGCGATTTAGTAAAACGTTTGATTCCTGATTCAGATAAGAGTAACGAGATAGAGAGGGAAATTAAACTCTCTCTTCTCGAACACGCTGACTCAATAGAAGCATTACGTGGAAAAATAGTATTATCCGAATCACAATCTACTAGCTGGATCACAGCAACGTGGAGACCTCTTCTAATGATGGTGATGGTTGTAATTATAGCCCTCAACTATCTTATGTTCCCTTTAGTAAATATCTTTATTGATATACCGCTAAGTCTGGACTTACCTGATGAACTATGGCAACTACTCCAAATCGGTGTAGGTGGTTATATCGTAGGGCGCTCAGGAGAGAAGATGGTAACAACATGGAGAGACAACGATGGGGATAGGTAAAATAGTGGGGGATTTCGTAAAGTATCCCCTACCTTCCAAATGGAGATTTGGCGATAGGTCTAACATGAAACTCGAAGGAGTACACGAAGACATATTAGCTGTAACTCACATGGCTTTAAAATATTCTAAAATAGACTTTGGAGTTACTTGTGGTTTAAGGTCACAAGTTGAACAAAATCAACTAGTTATTACTGGGAAGTCCCAGACCAAAAAATCTAGACACATCACAGGACACGCGGTTGATATCGTTTGTTATCGTGGTGCTACTGTCAGTTGGGAACTAGTAGATTATATAACTGCAGCTCAAGGTTTCTACTACGCTTCTAAGAAGCTTGGTGTACCGTTAGTGTGGGGTGCTTGTTGGCTAGCTCCAATTACAGAATTTAAAAGTTCTCAGAAAGCTATAAACACTTACGTGGATGTTAGGAAAAAGGAAGGGCGTAAACCTTTCATTGACGGTCCTCATTTTCAATTGGACCACGCTAGTTATCCATCAGAATCAAAGTGATACCTGACGTTTAAGAATAATAGGTTATAGTGACAGAACATAATTAACTCTGATAGTCACTGGAGGGAAAAGTATTAGGTTACGCACTGTACTTTTCCCTTAAATAACAAGTAAATACGATAGCTGACGTTTAAGAAGAAGGGGTCCCCTCCCTATGTTCCCTATTACTCCCCTAATGTCTTACTAACTCGCCCCTTAATTATTCTTTAATGATAGATGATTATTATTATTAATAATGATAGATGATTAAAGGATAATGAATTATAATAGAATATAATATAGATAAGGATAACTTATGTCTCAAAAGATAGTATCTACCAAGACCCATAAACGGTCTGTTGCTGATCCTTCTGATAGCTACCACTCATTGGTACCTCTTTGGAAGAAGTCCAGAGCAGTATTGCAAGGGCAGTCTAATGTTAAAGCGCATGATGATGTTATGGATTTTGAATACAAGAATCTACTGATTCCATTCTCCCCTACCATGTCTCAACAACAGTATGACTTTTATAAATCAGAAGCAGAACTACCGGGGCTTACAGCTCAATATTGTAAAGTACTAATTAGTTCTCTTTTAAGAAAGAAATCACAGCTAGAATTACCTGATGAATTAGGCGAAGACGCTACTGACTGGATTGAAACTAACTTCACTCTAGACGGAAGATCTTTATTTAACTTCTTAGACTCTGCACTATGGGAAGAACTACAGACATCCAGATGTTGGATCTTTGTTGATTACCCTAAGATTAGTGAAAGCGAATATGAAGCTCTTACACCTGAAGAACGAGAAACAGTATCTCCTTACCCTGTTGTGGTTAAAGGCGAAAGCGTAATAAACTACCAAACTAATGTTCACCCAATAACAAGACAAAGAACATTAACTAGAGTAGTAACAAGATTCCTAAGCGAACAATATGACGCTGGTAATCCTTGGCACGCTAACTATGTTGACACTGTATGTGACCACTACCTTGACGAACAAGGATTATTGGTTATGGATTATTACAGACACTCAGACTCTAACAATACAGTTAAAGTTCTTAATGGTGAAGTTTCACAAGAATACAATAACGGTAATACTGAAGGTGGATTCCAGAAGTATGATACCGTAATGCCAACAATGTTTGGTAAAAGAATATCACGAATCCCTGCTTGGCCTTTAAACGGTCACATCGATCCTGTTGAACCAGTGCTTATGCCATTGATCGACAGAGAAGTATCTTTATATAATAAAGTGTCTAGACGTAATCACCTTCTTTACGGTGCCGCGACTTATACACCTGTTGTATCTTCAGATATGTCTGATGAGGAATTTGAAGAACTCGTAGGCGCAGGTTTAGGTACTTGGCTACGTGTTCGTAAAGACGAAACAATTAACGTACTAGAAACACCGACTGCGGCGCTAGCTGACATGGATAGATCCATTGAAAGTACTGTAGCTGAAATGGCAAAGATGGGTATACGAATGTTATCCCCTGAAAGTGCTGCTTCCGGCGTAGCTCTAGAAATAAGAAATTCATCTCAAACAGCTCAGTTAGGTACTGTGAATGCTAAAGTCTCTTCTACTATGCAAGAGGTTATATCATTTATGCTTAACTGGAAGTATAACACAGAGTATACTGCTAACGATGTTGAATTTACTTTGTCAGCTGATTTCTCACCTGTAGTAGGTGGTGATGCGGCGATGAGGCTTGTTACGGAATGGTATCAAGGTGGAATCATACCTCGCGAGACTTTTGTGTCTATTGCGAAATATAACGACTTCCTTCCTGCAGACTATAACGATGAAGAAGCGATTCAGTCTATACAGACAGATCCTTTAACAACACAAACTTCAGACGATGAAATAACGTTAGAATAAGATAATACGCCTTTATAGCTCAGTTGGTAGAGCAATTGATTTGTAATCAATAGGTCCGGTGTTCGAATCATCGTGGAGGCACCAATATAACCTGAACATGTTATTAAACTGTTTACCTTCCTTTTAACTACTCACAGGAGTACTAACATGGGTATTAACGATAAAATTTACGATAGAATCGTAAGTAATATGACTGATGTACGTCTCTATGAGAACGGCGTTCAGTTACAGAACAGACGTATATTAACACGTCATCAAAAGAATTTAAGAGTTTTATTAAGCACGGATATACAAGCGAGTGTAACTAAAGAAGTTAACCGCTTCGGTAAAGAGCTACTAGTACATAACACTACTAGTCTTCAAGAGTTCTCCACTGCTCAATTAGACTTCCACACCGACAACATAAACAAAGACGTTAGTAAGTTTTATTCTACTAAGAAACCGAACACTAAGCAGTTCCTTGCTAAAGTCTCTGGCCCTTCTATTAAGGGAACAAATGATGTCAGGAAAAATATTAAGAATATTGCATCGGGTGAACTTGTGCGTATTCAAAACAAAGTTAAACTAGGACTGGCAGAAGGTCTCTCTCGAAAACAGATAGTTAACAATGTCTTAAAGACAACTAAACTTACTCAACACCAAGCGGCAACCCTTACACGTACTGCAATAACAAGTACACAGAGTGCGGCTTTGTCTGAAGTAGGTAATTCGAATAGAGAACTTATAGCTGGATATATGTTTACTGCTGTATTAGACAGTAGAACATCTCCTATTTGTAGTCACCACAACGGTAAACTATATAGTATTGATGATAAATCCTATCAACCTCCACTTCACTGGAACTGTCGTTCTAGTCTAGTACCTGTAGTTAAGTCTAAAGACGAGCTACTAAAGGTTAGATCCGATAAAATGAATTTAATTGAACTAGCAAAGAAACAACCTGACCAACTAACAGGTTTAGCTAAGGCAAGAGAATCATATAGCGGATGGTTAAAACGACAATCAGTTGCAACTCAAGAAGCCTTATTAGGTGGAGTTGAGCAAGCGCTTCTATTTAAAACAGGAGTTCTTAAAGTTGCTGAGTACGTAACACCAACAGGTAAAGGATTAACAATATCAGCACTTAGAAGGAAGGCGGCGTTACTTACGTCTATCTATCCTAACAGACACCTTGTTAAAGATAATAACATACAGTCCGTTGCCGCTACACCAAACAGATTATTGAACAACCCTAAACATAAAACAGACCTTAGAAATTTATTACTAAGTGACTCAAACGACTTTAGTCAATCAATAGCGTTAACCGACTTTAAAGGAACTTCCTTAGTTGGTAAACAAGCTTCAAGACGAAGAGCTGCAAATCAATTTGATGAGCGTAACTTTGCTTTTGACCCTATGACTGGTGAGATTCGTAATACTAACTTGTATGACCCTAACTTTCAGCTATTACAAGAACGTATTGACTTTATGAGGGCTTCAAAGACATTAACAAAAGAACAGAAGAACTTTATCGAAGACATGGCTGGTAGCCTTGAAAACCGTATTTCTACTAATCAACAAAGTGTTATAGTAGAGAACTTACGTGTTGTGTTTGAGAGATATGCGAAAGACAAGAAGCCTTGGGAAAACTTTGGTAGTGTTGTTAGAGCAGAAAACAGGTTTGCTGTTCAGAACGTTTCAAGATTACTAGACGTACGATCCAGACAGAGATCCTCTTTGTTCGGAAACTATTTAACTGAAGGCTCACCTAAGATTCAGATCATGGGTAAGTACTACAGCTTCGATGACCTACAGAAGAATATGTTATCAGACCAACGATACATTGACAACTGGAGAGCTGGAGAAGGTGTAAAGTTAGCAAAGAAGTTTTACCTATCAGGTAGAGCGCCTGCTAGACTATACTTCAAGAAGTTAGTTGACAAGTACCCTACTAAGAAAAAGTTCATTGCCAAGCTTAGAAAAGATAACCCTACTTGGGCTAAAGCTTATGATCTATTCTTTAAGACAAACAAGAAGATACCTAGTGACAGTTGGATAACTAAGACTTTCGCAAGTGGTCGTGAGACTCTTAGGTCTTTAATTGATCTTGAATTCAGAAATATAAAGAAGACACCTAGCACTAAACTGCTAGACAAGACTTCTGCAAACGTAATAACTAAGGCGGTAAAGCTAGTTGCGAGTGGACAATCCACAGACTATGATGCTCTATCTATAAACATTGGTAAAATGTTCTCTAAGGAATTTGATAACATAATCCCTTGGAACTCTCACACAATAAAAGACTATCATAAAGAAGGAAGTAAACTTCTGGATATGATGGTTGACAAAGGCTTAATTAAAGTCGGTATGCGTGGAAAAGTTCGAAGAGGAGTCCTAGACGTAGACACAGGAAGAGCTTCAGGTTCTTGGGGTGACACTATATCTAGAGAAGTAACAGTCGTCGATAAGAACCTTCTTAAACTACAAGAAGCAGAAAGACGAGCTACGATAGCAAGCCGCCTAGGCATTGTTTCGGAAAGAGATAGACTTTACGTTAAAGCGGGTAAACTTAATTATTACAACGCTCGTGGTAAAGAAACAGGTAGATCAGTAATAACAAGATCAGCCTCAACTACTTTTGACCCTAAACAAATGGATAGAGACTTCGCTAACATGCTTAACCACACACAAAGTGTTAGGTATACAGTAGACAAAGACTTCGTTGGATTCATGGATTCTGTTGTAAGGTTTAGAGACCCAAGAGGAAACTCAAAGTATTGGGACTCATTAAACGAATTCAGACATCTTATACTTAAAAGAGGAGAACAAGGTTACTCTATGCTAGCAACAGCCAAATGGCACATGCAGAGAGCTAAACCATTTAGAGTCAATGCCCAGATCGATGGGCGTGGACGTGTTTATCACACAGGATATTTATCACCAACTGGTGGTGAGACTGTTAGACCTTTCCTAAATTCTTATAGGAAGGTTGATATGACTCCCGGAGCTGTAGACGAGCTTAAGATTCAACTAGGTGCTATGATTGGCCCCGGAACTGAAGCCTTAACTCAAGCAGGTCGAAGAGCTATATTCGCGAGAGCTGAGAATGACTTACTTGAACTAGGTAATCTTCTTCTAGCTAACACTCAGAAAGACGCACGTATTAGAAAGTTCTTAGAACACCCTCTTATTAGAAAATTTGAAGGTGAAGAAATACCTAAGATAACTAGACTTGCTCTTGAGTACGCTCGTGTACATAAACATGTTAAAGGCGACTTTACTAATGTAGACTTACTTAAGAAATATAAAACACAGTTAATGATTGAGAACGATGCGTCATCCTCTGGAGCTCAGATTATGGGTCTATCCACAGGCGACAGATCAATCTCTATCAATAGTAACGTACTTGCTACACCACAAAAGAACAGACTCTATGACTTGGTTGCTATGGATACAGCAAACGATTCTGACTTCCTCAAGATCGCAGCACTAAGAGACGCTGATATTGACTGGGAAGACTTAGCTAAAGCAGCTAAAGCTCAGAACATGGTATCATTCTATGGTGCTGGTGAAGCTACCCAAGCAGCAAACATTGAGGCTAAGTTCTCAAAGGTATTGTCAGGCAAGGGTTTTACTGTGATAACGAAACAAGAGGTTACTTCTTTGAGTGAACGATTCAGCACTCTAATAAAGCAATCAGACAGGATTGGCGCTAATAGTGTCTCCCTTGAACTGCAAGCAATGAAGAAGGAACTTATCGAGTTAGTAAACAACAACATGCCAATAGGTAGGTCTCTGTTAAAAGAGGCTCTGGTTATACATCCTGATGTTGCTGACTTCGCAACTAAATTGACTAACTCAGGAAGAGGCTTAATTGGACCGAAAGAGTTCGAAGCTGTTTCCAAGATCATGTCAAAACACTTAGCACTACGCGCTCCTGTAACAAAGAACTTTACACAGTTCTGGAATAGGGCCGCTAAAGAATACGTTAGAGAAACACAATCTACAGATATACCTTGGGTAACTTTCGATGGAAAGGCTCTTAAGCAAACTGGTTATCGTGTTCCAACACAACAACGTATAGAATTCACCGACCCTGTTACCGGACGTAAAGTTGCAAACATATATGAAACAACTGCTACTGATGGGAAACTGATCGGCAAGTCTAGCATACAAAGAGCTGGAATTGGCGCTGGGGTTAATGGGAACCATATGAATGATGCTACATTAGTTAGACAATTTCATTTATGGGGCCGCAAACAAAATATTGAAACCGCTACAATACATGACGCTTTCTTTACTAACATCGGACATTCCGATCTGGCAAAGGACGCTCTTAGAAATATCTACGCTGATGCTCTCGACGGAGAAACAATCAGAAAGACATTAAAGAGTATGCGTGATAACGGCATGACATATAAGACATACCAAAGATTATTGCGAGAAGCAAAATTCCTAGGTTTAATCGATCCTCCAAATAAAATAACTAGGAGGGAAATATTGGCTCCTGTCGGTACTGGTGAAGACTGGTATGGAATAGGGCCGTAACATAAGAAGCGTTTGGCATGTTGCCAACCTTCTACAGACAAGACTTAACGTGGTTGTACCACAGAATTAAAATTTAATTTGGGCTGTGCCTGAAAGGAAAATAAAATGAGTAATGAAGTAGAGAATGAAGTAGTAGAAACTGAAGTAGTAGAAACCCCTGTTGAAGAATCAATAGAAGCTCCTACTGAAGAAGTACAAGAAGAAGACAAGTTCCAAGCCGCAGTGGACGCTAAATTAGCGGGCATGAAAGCATCTATGGATCGAATGGCTAAAGAACGCGATGATGCTCTTAAGGTTAAAAACCAGATGGAAGCAGATACGAAGACAGCTAAAATCGCTAAACTAGAAGAAGAAGGCAAACTACAAGAGCTAGCAGAAATGAAAA